CCAGAACTTGTCCGAGTCAGGCCGTAAGAATTTATACTGGCCTTTCACAGCGGTTCGCTGTTTTGCGTTAGGGTAGGTTTTGGTGAACTCACCCAGCGAGTTAGAAGCAACGGTGAACCAGGGATCGACCGCCGGCATCTGATAGATAGCCAGCGTTCCACCTGCGTTGATCATAGCTGCGCTGCATGATGCCATAGCCGCTGTGCCCTTGATCCGAATACCTTTGGTAGTCTTCAGGTGAGCACTTAGGCCAGGCAGCATTTCGTGAGCCCAGACACCACGAGTTTGCCCTGAGGGCACGGTGTAAGTGTAGCGGAAGTCAATCGTAGCAGGCATTTCTGCCTCAGTGATCGAGCTATCAGCCGCGTACAGTATGGCAAACAATTTCAGGGCATAGTAACCGGGACCGAGGTCCTCAGTCAAATCGGCCTCATCAAGGTCCGTGAACACTTCCATATTCTGGGTGTTAGCCAGAGGAATAGGAGCGTAGGTGTGCTCAGCGATTTTCAAGGCCTTGCGACCTGACCATCGATAGAGCTCTACACCATACGAAACCGTCGTTGCAGTTGGGACCTGATATCCAGCCCCTGTTCGGAGGGAGGCAGAGATGTTGATTTCATCGCCAGTAGATGGATCATTCATCCAAATAAAAGCGGCATCATCATCGCTGTCATCACGACCGACACCCATAAAGTCCCCGTGAGGACCTTCAGGTGACTCTGCAGCCAGGAACCTAAGAGGAACCCAGTCTGCATCTTGAGACAGGAGCATTCCGCCGAAGGGCGCAGGCACAGCATTCTCTTTTGGAGAAGCTTGAGCCAAGTACCCATCGTACTGGAAGCTGGATTTCACGGTCTTGTACTGCACCGAGTGTCGCACAGGATCATGATAGAGGAAGCGCCAAGAGCTACCCGCAGGCGGCTGCAAGGGCAGTGCCGAAGTTTCAGCACCAGCGAAAGTCACATCAGATTGGACATGCACATCTCCCACTGCTGTGGGATCTCCGGTATACGCAGTAGAGTACCGCGCACCTCCAGATAATTGCCCTCCTGGGGCAACGATGTCGAGCAAGTACGCCTCCGCGTCAGCAGTAGACACAGAGATGTTCGAAGAGCTGATTCTCCCCAGCATAGACTTTATACCTGAGTTGAGACCCAGGGTCCTTGCCGAGTTGACAGCTCCCGCCGCTGCAGCCCTCCTCTTGCGCGCAGCCCTGGATTTTCCTTCTCCAGGCGGGCTCGGTTTGGGCACAGGGACGGCTCGAACTGAAGGGTAAAGCACCGAAGTGTTTCGCCCTACAGGAGCAATGTCCTCCTTGATGGTTATCGCCGGCACATCCATGTCCGGCAGTGATTTGATTTGTTCGGTTACCACGACCTTCTTAGAGGCCTTTGAGGCACGTGAACGTTTGCTAGATTTAGACATAAGTCTTGACAGTAGTCGCGTTTCGCAACATCCGCCGTTCATTCGCTAGGGCCACCCCCCTCTCCCCGCCTACCACCTACTATTCTAGCTGCGGGGCCATTTAGCCGTTTAGTTATAATCCCTAGAAGCCATTCTCACGTAGAGCGGGTGCTCCAGGAACATCCACGGTCCCTTTGCACTCTCCCACTGAGCCTCAGCCTCTAACAACCAGGTGACTTCCACATCGTAATGTGAAGCCACTTCGAGAAGTGTGGCCTTTTCGTCCACTGTGAACTGCCGACACACCCGCGAGGATTGAACTCGCAGTTGGTCGCGCAACTGCACAACTCTTTTGCCAGGTTTCCCCGACTCAAAGTTGCGCACAAACGCGCGCAAGAGCGGCACCTGCAGGAAGGTGCCATAACTCATGGCGACAGCTCGCAAGTAGGCTGCCGCCGCCTCTCTATCGTCCACCAAGCCAGTCAGCGCTCGCGGGTCTCGCTCGCACTTTCCGACCTTTAAGACTCTAGAGGGCAGCGGTGCCCACACTCTCTCAAACGGTCCCTGCTTCACCAGATACCACCGTCCTTTGAGGAAGGTAGCGGAAGCGATGCTCTTTGGAAAACGCATCTTCACCTTGAAGCCTAAGTAAGAGAAAGCCTCCTCCGCCTTCTCAGCCCAGAGCTCCTTGGGTCCTGTGAACACATTCCGCACCGCGATGAC